AACAGCCCCCACTATTTTATGTCTACATTCTAGCCGCGCGGGCTTTAAACGCACCTAACCCTAACAAGAGTAAAAAATGAAAACTATTCTAGTTTATAAGTACAACGGAACAACCGATCTTATTCAATATGAAACCGATTCACAATTGAATTCATATTTGATGAAAAATATTGATACCATTGAAACGGTTGAAGAGGTTGAAGCTATCAATCTTTGCGCCCCTGTAGAGGTTGAAGAGGCCCCAAAAGCTATCAGTGTTCAAAATTTTCAAAGTGTTCAAAATGTTATTGATTTTCTGCAGGCTTCACTTGAAACAAATAGAATTGTAGGTTCTGAAACCTATACAGATCTAGCCCCAATTATTGAATTTGTTGTAGATCGCCTTATAACCGACAATCAATTAGAGCGGATCGCCATTAAAAGAGGTATCCCCGTAGATACTGAAGAGACGGCTGTTAAATTGAATTCAGATAGCGTTATTGAATGGCTAAAACAAAACCCTAGCGATGTTACAGAGCCAATAATTGAATACATACTAAGCCATTTGTCAGATGATGAAATACTTGAATTGGCTGATCAAAACGATCTTACGACTATAAACGATCAAGATATGGCTATAGATTATTTGTCGGATGAGGGCTACGCATGTATAAATACTGCTTTTTCTTTGAAAGAAAGCATTGAAGAATTGATTAATCATTTCTAATCAACGGGGGGCCTAAACAGCCCCCATTATTTTATGTCTACATTCTAGCCGCGCGGGCTTTAAACGCACCTAACCCTAACAAAAGAGTAAAAAAATGCAATTCAAATCTACTATTGAATTAAAATCATTGACCGTTGAATCTGTCGAAGGACTTCAAGTCGGCCAATATGTAAAATGCTACGGGCGCAAAATGCGCTTTCTTGGCATCAAAGATGATACTGTTTATGTGATTACTAGCCGAATAGGTAGTTTTAGACAGCTTGTAAAAGAATTGACCGCTTTAAAAAAGTCGCCCCCTGTTCAACTTTATCTTTTTTAGGGGGGTCAAATGAAAAACGATGTATGGGTTATTTGCCCGCCTAAAGATCATGACATTCAATTCAATGATGAAACAAAAGAATATAGTTTACAGTACATCAAAAGTGAAGATGAGGGGATAACGGTTGACATCGTAAACAATGTCAGCCGTAAACGGTCTACATTATCACGGCTCGTTACAGAGTTAAAAACACTTGCCAAATACAGAATTAGTCAGGGTTTGCCCGTCACTAATGAACGGGTGTATCATGGTTAAATTATTCTTCTTGTGGGCGCATTTCGACTTTTACGATACGCGCCCCAATTTCGCCGATTCTCATGTTCTTGTATCAATCTATGAGGATACCGTAAAAGACTATCGTTATCAACGTTCTTTGAACGCTGAGGCCCTTTTCAAGTACATATACGGTGATCATTGGCAAGATATGATTAAACATCAATATCCGCGCGCCACTTGTGTTTTGCAATTCACATCTATGCAGATTGACGAAATACTGAATCTCTAATAGCCCCCGCCCCTTTTCAGGGGCTTTTTTTTTGCCTGAAAAATGCATATCGCCGTAAAGGGGTTTATTTGCTCTTCTACGGGTTTACATCTTGTCAACATATACCCTCACTTCTTATAAAGAGTTTTACGGCTATTGTCGATCGACTGTGATATATTTTAAGCGAGTATCAACGGGGGCCAAAATGGCAAAAGCAAAAGTTCAAAAAAAATACACCGCCGGATTGAAGAAAAGCACGGCGGCAAAACGTAAGGCCGAAATACGCAAAAGAACCGCCGGAAAAGTCAAAGGAAAGGAGCTTTATAAGCCCTTAGCGGGTGATAAGGTGGGAAAGAAGAACCTAAAGCCGTCAAAATACACAAAATCTCTAGGGTCGGTACGAAAACGGATATTGGAAGAATCGGGAAAAATGAAAGGCGGTCAAAATGAACGATTTATAAAAGCCGTTTCAAAAGTTACAGGGATCCCCAAATCAATTATTGATCAAGTCTTTGAAAAGGGCCTAAAGGCATGGACAATAGGACATAGGCCCGGAACAACCGCCCCGCAATGGGCGCGGGCGCGGGTTTATAGTTTTATTCAAAAAGGGGGGGCCGTTACATCCGGCGCGGATGAGGCTCTATATATAAAAGCAAAGAAAGCATTAGAAAAAAAATCTGGCCAATTCAAATTAAAATAAGTTATAGTTAAATTGAATACAGAAAGCGTACGGTCACACCGGTTAACAGTAGAAGAGCGCTATTATTCAAATCAATTCAAATCGTTATTTTATGATAACAGGGGTTTATTATGGCTAATGAAATAGTCTATTCAGGGTTAGGCGATTTGCGCTTAGCTAAAATGATCACACAAGAAATTGCGCTTCTTCTTCGTGACACTCAAAATTTGCGCAATTCTCAATTTTTGACTTATTACGGTTCAATCAATGGAACCGGATCTAGTGTTGTATCGGTCCGTAAAGCCGGTTTAGATGGTTTTGATACCTTCGCCGGACTCGGTGAAATCGCAGCCGGATCTAACACTGCTTTGACAGATGCATCCGTTGATATCACCGTAGCGCGCCAATTTTTGAAATATCAAATCTCGGATCTCGCTTCTATGACCGGATTCGGCGCTAATGATATTGATCCGTTCCGAATTGCTCGTTCTATCGCGGCGTCATATGAAACGCGTTTTGCTGAATTGCAATGCGATACAGCCGGAAATTTGAGTACAAATGTAGTCGGTAACGCTACAGATCAATTTTCAGTAGATTTGTTCTTTGAAGCCATATTTAAATTGGAACAAGCAGCATCAAATAAGGGCGCTGCGGGGCCTTACGCAATGGTTTTGCACCCTAAACAATTGGTTGAATTGCAAGATAGCCTTAGAAATGAGACTTCAAATTCTGTTTCAATGATGGCAGCAACGGCGGATATGCTAGAAGCTAAAGGGACCGGCTTTGTAGGATCTCTTTTCGGGGTTGAAGTATATAAATCAAGTCACGTAACCAATTCAGGCGGGGCGCATGAAGGATATATTATTACTCCAAATTGTATCGGATATGCTGACGGTATCCCTAGCAGTCTACCTCAGGCGGTTGATTTTATGCAAATGGGTAAAGTCTTAATTGAAATGGAAAGAAGCGGAAATGAAGCTTTGACTTCAATTATGGGGCATGCATATTTGGGTATGGCTATTTGTGACGAAGACCGCGGATGCCTAATCAAATCAACTACATAAACACTTTTCAGCCCTGACAGGGGGGCTTTTTTATGGGAGACATGGATTTGTTTTCTATCCTGTTTTCAAATCCATGTTTCCCACTTTAAACAGGAAAAAATCATATGCAAAGTCAACCTTGGTCAAATAAGATAAAACAAAATGAACATTTACCGCTAAGAGGTAATTCAGCTTTCATTTTTACTCACAGCCCTAATAATTGGGAATTGTACCGATTCACAATTGAAAACGAAGACAAGAGAAAGAAGGCTACAGAATACGCGGTATTATTGCCCTTGTTTACTTCTCTAAGCGTTACGGGGGGCGTCAATGGAGTACGCGACGGGGCGCGTCCGGATCCGTCCGTTGCCGTCGCTAAAGCTACTCAAAACGGGCTAACGGTATTACATCCAAATCAATACGATTATTTGAGATTATATCCGGCTAGAATTGGAACATATCATACGGATATCTGGACCAAAATCGAGGTTTTAGGCGGCCAATGTGTATTTGAATTTGATCATGAAGCATTTGCATATTGGCGACTTGAATTAATAAAGAACGGTACAATTAAACCACCGCATAGACATTTTGTACAATTACTTCAAATGTCAAGACAAAGATCAATTGATCGGCTAGCATTAGATCAGCACATACCAGAACGGGCGCTGAAATTAAAGCGTAAACAAGATGATATGCGGGCAATAATGGACTTCAAAGAGCGATTAGAGGCGCTCGGACTTGAAGTATATAACTTTTAACTTTAACTATAAAAAGGGGGCCAAAATGGCTTTTACAGACAAAGCAGAATTTAAAATTCCTAGACACGTTGTTTTTGCGGATTCCGTAAATCCTGAAACAATTACAACCAATAAAAGTCTTTCATACAAAGATAGCCAATTTCAATTATTGAAAAATGTAACGGGTTCTTTAGATTGTATTTTGCCTCTATACAAAGACGGCGCTTATTTTTGGGTTAAAAGCCGCGCCTCTTCTAGTCACAATATCGTGGTAAAAGATACAGATGGAAACACTATAGCAACCTTAGCAGCTGGTCAAGGTGTTTTATGTGTATCCACTTCTACGGCGTGGTGGGACGTCATAAAGGCGTAAAAAATGTCAGGTACTCCATATTCGGCACGAATACGATTTGTTGAATTAATTGAACGTGAAAAGACGCAATTAACACAAATCAAAATCTATAGGGATAATGCTCAAATTGTCCCTACAGGGGCTACATACAGCCTGAAAAAGCCGGATTCTACTTTCATTGCCAAAGAGCAAACCGCCAATATAGACGGCAATGGTACGGTCTCTTATACATTGAATTCAAGCGTGTTACCTTCTACAATTGATTTAGGAGAAGGATATATAGAAGAATTCAATTGTACGATTTCAGAGACCGTATACACATTTCGACGTATGGCGGCGGTTGTTCTTCGCAAATTGTATCCAGTGATATCGGACGCCGATTTAACTCAAGTATACAGCGATTTAGAGGCCCTTAGGCCGTCTTCTTTAGCGTCTTATCAATCTTTTATAGATGATGCATTTTATCAAATATTGAGGAAAATTAGACAAAAAGGTATGGGTTTTGAATACCTTGTTATCAGCCCTGAATCATTGTATGAAGCGCATCGCCATTTGAGTTTATATCTAATTTTCCGTGATTTCCATAGCTCTATAGGCCAATCTGAGGGTCGGTTTCTTGATTTGGCACAGGAGCATTATAAGCAGTATTTACAAGAGCTAGATACTATCAATTGGATTTATGACGAAACACACGAGAATCAGGCTACAGACCCAAATAAAAGACAATCGGCAAAGCCTGTTATCTACCTAACCGCCCCGTCTTATTACGGTTATCGTAGGCGTAGAAGATGAGTTCGGTTTCTTTGGCAAATGTTAGATCCGCTATTAGTTCAAATATTGATGCGGTTAGCGGTTTTACGTTGTTAAAATTACCGCCGGCGTACTTTGGTCGTTCACAGAATACAATCGCGCATTTAGGATTTACGGTCGGCATAGATAGCACAAATGAAAGCACAGAACGACAAAGAGGTATATCAAATCAATTTTATTTAATTAGTTTAGTTACAGTTAAATTTTTGTATCGATTGAGACCATTAGATTTATATCCTACGGATTATGATAATTGTCTTGATAAAGAAGAGCTAGTTATAAAGGCGGTCTTAGGGGATTATACCGGCTCAATTAAAATAAGACCCCGATATATTTCAAGTCAAAGAGAAATATCTAATTCAATGGAATATATGATAACCACAATTAATTTTCAAGTTCAACATAGCATCTAGGGGGCTACAATGGCACTTTCTACAATTCCCAAAGTTAGACGGGATGGAACAATTCAATTAATAGACGGAACCGGTTCACCGGTTGTTTTAGACGTTCAATACGAAGAGGGTAATCTAACCCTTGAAAACATTTCGGCGGCGGCTGAAGATCAAACCGTTATTCGTGATAGAGGCGTAATAACCACTGTCCGAAAAGGTGACGAACAGCCGATCACAGGGTCTTTTAGCGCGTTTTTTAGGCAATTCACTTCAGGCACAGCCGGCGCAATACTTGATTTCATAAACAAAACGGGCGCTTTTGCTGGAAACACAAGTACGGGCGGCGGGGCCGGTGTATTTGTGGAGTTTTACACGGTTGATTTGAAATATACATCCGCCGGACTCGCTATTGGCGATGATGCCGATTCAACTGTAACATTGTCCAAATGTGTGGTAACGGCTTCTTTTAGTGAGGGCGATCCGTCTACATTTACATTGAATTTCACTTGTTATAACGGCGCTACATACACCGGAACAACATAATTTTACAGTAAAAAAACAGGATAATCTTATGAATTCAATTCAAATACAAATTGGAAAAAAAACATATAGTGGAATCCGGCCGGATTCTTTAGCTACATGTCTTGAATTCGTCACTTTATGGGGTGAATCCGAGGGCGTGGGGCTTTTGCGGCTGTGTTCAGGGGCGATCGGTATATATCTTGATAACACGGCGTTATTTCCATCTTACAAGCCTTTAAAAGAAACGCCCGATCAATACGGTAGAAAAGTATTAGAAGCGCTTTTAAAAGATGGTCTAGCGCCCGCAAAGATATACGAATACGGCTCTCTATGTCTCAAAGATTTGTATGATGCTATACCGCTTGAAGAGGCTGTAGAAGATGCGGCAAATTTTACACCTTCAACGGATACGGGCGGTTAGAATATTTGGGTATTCAAATATCAAAATCATGGAACAAAGATCCGAATTGGTTTAATTGCCTACCGCGCAAAGATAAAGAAATGTTATTAGCCGTTTATAGAGTTGAAAATGAAACAAGTGAAGATTTAAAAAAGCGGCGTCATAGATACCAAAGAGGGCGATTAAATGAGTCAAATAAGATTTAAAGTTCAGGCGGGCGGGGCTAGTGCCGATATTGGCGGCCCCGCCTTAAAGGCAATAAATGAATTGATTGATAAGGTAGCCCCAAAGACAAAACAAACCTTAGTTGATTTTACTGAATCTCTTGAAGGAAACGCAAAATCAAATTGGATTGTAAGAAAGAAGAATTCAAAACAATCAATTAAAAAATTCTATCAAGTTTTTTATATATCGCCTGACTTCAAAATTAGCGCGGGCGTCGGTAATAGGGCCGTTTATGCATTTGCTATTAGAGTTGGGCGGGAATCTGAAACGCGTGTACCCGTAGGAAAAAATCTAGCTATAGAAACGCTATGGAAGCCAGCTCAAAAGCAAATTGATAAAATCGTAGATAAAATCGGCGATGAATTAATTAGGGGGCTGAGATAATGGCAGACGTAAATAAATCAATTCAAATTAATGTTGAAGCCGATTTAAAACAATTATTAAAAAACCTCCAAAAAATCCCCGGAATGACGAAGGAAGAGGCCAAAAAGATGGTTTCTTCGTTGTCATCTGAATTAAAAAAAGCAGAGAAAACCGCCGAAAGGACCGCCAAAAAAACAAAAGTAGGAATGAAACAAATTGAAGTTTCAGCAAAAAAAGCGGCGGTTCAAACTCGCAATTTACGAAGTCAATCAAGGGATTTAGGCGCGGCGTTTGGTTCTCTTGAAGATGTGATTGGAGTTATGTCGCCTGAATTAGCGGGCGCGGCTATGGCATTAGGCACATTAGGGCAAGGATTTAGAACCCTATCTAGGTCTATGGCTACCGGTAGCCCGATTATATTAGGTGTTATAGGTACATTGGCGGCTTTGGCGGCGATTTATACGGCTGTAACAATGGCACAACAAAAAGCCGCCGAAATGCAAAAAGCATATCAAGAAGGTACAAAAGAATTAAATAAAACGCTAAAAGAACAACGTAAAATTGCTGAGGGGGTTGTCGGTGATTTGATCGATCAAAAGCGTGAATTCGACGTTTTAACGGGCGCTTTATCACAACATAAAGCCGATTTATTAGATCTTGAAGATGCGCGAAAACAAGCTATCAAAACAAGATTACAAGGTCAAGATGAGGTTGTAGCACGGGCAAAAGCCGATACAAATATAGTAAGAAAAGCCGTTCAAGATGTCAATGGTTTAACTGAAGCCGAAGAAAAACGACTTCAAATATTAATGGCGATGTCAAAAGACCCTAATATAAGCAAAGGATTAGGCGGCGTAGGTGAACAGGGTACACAGTTAAGAGCGCTACAAAATGAAGTTAACAAAAAATTAAAGGAACAAATCAATTTTCGTCTAAGGCTAGAAGAGAACGTAAATAAAGCATTTGATCTCAGAAAAGAGATGTTAGAATTACAAAAAGAATTTGCTGAAGAGACGAAGAAAGAAGAAGAACGGCAAAAAAATATAGCAAAAGCGCAAAAAACAAGACAAGAACAACAAGCCAAATTTCAAAAAAAACAAGCTGAAAACGTAGCAAAGGAACAAAAACAAATTCAGCAATTTATGAAACAAATTCAATCTTTGAAAAAAGAACAAGATACGGCGATAAAAGAAACGAGCAAGATAACAGAAGAAGCCGCAAAAATAAGAATTGGTTTAATAGATGACGAATCGGAAAAATCGAAACAATTGTTTTCATTAGAAGAAAGGAGAATAGAAAAACAAATTCAATCAATTCAAGATCAAATTTCAGCAAATGAGGCCCTTAAAGAACAAGATGCTTTTAAACAAGAGGCGATTGTTACAGAAATTGAATTAAAAAAACAAATAGCGGCACTTGAAGAGCTTTTAGACGCAAAAAGAGATGAGTTCAGCAAAAAAGAAGAGAAGAGAAAAAAGAAAGAAAATAAGCTAAATCAAATATCGGCGGACGCTATAGCGGGCTATTATATCGACACAGCAAAAGCTACATCAAATTTAATTACGATGACTTCAAAGAAGAACAAAGAAGCCGCTTTAATTGCGTACAGAGTAGCTCAGGCGGCCGCAATTGCTGAAATAACAATCAATACGGCCAAAGAAATAAGCAAAGTCGCCGCTAATCCCTTAGCCGTCGCCGGTGTAGCTACGTTAGGGGCCGTACAAATCGCTACTGTAGCCGCTACTCCGCCCCCTGAATTTCATATGGGGGGGCTGATTAAGGGCGACGATACAAGACAAGTAACGGCCCTAACAGGTGAGGCAATACTAGATCGGCGGACTGTTTCAAGATTAGGCGGTGAAAGGGGTGTAAACGCTCTTCAAAGAGGGCAAAATAAAAACAATCAAGTTATAGTTGTTCAACCGTTTAAACATTTTGATCGGTTCGTAGATTTGAATTCAAGACGCGGCGGATCTATGGCACAAATAAAACGTCGTAAAGGCGCGGGGGGCTTTTGATGTCGACTAGGTTAACAAAATCACATTTACGCGGTGTTATGGTCTCCAGATCGATAACGTCTAGCGATTTTGACTCAGCAAATGCGACGGGCTACAGTACATTTGAAACGATACCCGATCAGCCGGTCCCAAATCCAATATCAAAGATGGTATTGAATTCTAGCGGTGAATGCTTACAAACGACCGATATCGATGTCATCACATTTAAATCCGGCGTATCGTCAACGGCTAGATATGTCATCAAAGACAGGACCGATTCAACGACTATCATGTACGGGCATAACGCGCCGAATACAATTCAAGATTGGGATACAATAGGCTATAGCACCTCATCGGGCGTAGATAGATATTCAGATCCGGATGTTTTAGTGTTAGAAGACGGTTCATATATTGTTGTATTTGATAACAATCATGTATTGTCCTCTACACGGGCGATAAAGGCTTGTATTGTATCAAAGACGGGCACAAAGTCATTTGTAACAATTGAAACGCTAACAACGGCTAGCACAAAAGCCGGATTCCCTTGTATATGTCAATTGCCGGACTCTTCAATATTGGTCGGGTTCTTTGAATTGAAAGGCGATCATTTGAATATGAAATTGTATAGAAGTACTGATAACGGTTCTTCTTTTGTTTTAATTAATGATCAGGCGTTAGACGAATTTATAAATGTCGACAGCTCAAATTATACAGTACAAAAAGCAAGATTAAAGGCCTTAGGGGGTCAAGTATTGTTAATTATAGGGGCTTATTCAGCGTCTGGATCCGCTACAAATAAAAATCAAGTATTGCAATACGCTAGCGCGGACGGGGGTTGTAACTATATTTTTGTAACTACAACCGCCGATTCACAGCCCTTTAACCGCCCTGAACTATTCATATATGATAATCAATTTGCTGTAGCGTATACAACTACAACGAAATTAGAATATGTTGTTTTGCCTCATGCCTTCTATCCAATTCAATCATTGATTCAAGCGAATAGGCAAAAAAATATTTTTACGGGTATATCAAATCAATTTGCCGCCGGATCTGACACAAATATGACGTCGGGATATATTGCGGGCTGTTCAGATGCAAATAATCATATTCAAATCATTTATCAAGATGTCACCGCAAATGCTACACGGATCTATTATTCAGAAGATGGAACCACATTTAGACGTCAATTAAACGGATCAATTTTAGCGATCGATTCAGCCACAAAAGCGCAAGATTATGTAATATCTGAATTAGATAGCCGGTTTATTTTGGTTCATAGTTGGACGGCTTCTACGGTCACAAATAACGATTCAATTGCGGTTATGTATTTAGGCGGGTTTACAAATCATGATTATCCGTATCTTGATACTCATCCGGCGGCTTTTGATAGCAATAGAACCCAATTCAACCGCACATATATACCAATTGAAACAACACAAAACGCCTCTATATTTACCGTCACGGGCACATTTACAGAGACCATAACAGCCGGTCAAAATAAAATTACAGTTAATAATAATTCATATGAAGCAAAGATAACAAATAGTTCAAATACGGAGTATGGAACCACCGTTAGAGGGGTTGTAAAAGTTGATTCAGGTACAACGTTAACAATTCAATTAACAGATGATGACGGCGCAAATAAGTATATTACGGGCGTTAATTTTACAGGTAATCAAATCGTCGATGTGGCCAGCTCTACGGCCGTTTCTCATGATTGTACTTTACCGGTTGAATTCATTTATTATCAAAGATTAGGCGTAGAAAAATTTTATTTCCGAACTCATTCTATAGCAAATTTAAAAAAGTTTACTCAATTCAATGTAACAAATGCGACGGCTGGAACTACCGGAACATTTAATGAAGCGGCGATAGAATTAACCGATTCAACGGGCACAAATCGAAATGCGTATATATTACAATTTATGTGTTCGAACACAAATATTAACGGTGATTTTGAATTTGAAACAATCAATGAGGGCCGTAGATATCCGGTCCCTACAAAGACACAATACGTCCATGAAGGCGTTAGAATTAGCGCTTTAGGTGGAAACACATTTAAAGATAATGAATTCAATATAACGGCTACTAGCCCCTATTCAATCGACAATACTTTATTTAGTGTCAGCCCGTCGCCAAGGGTCACATTTCGATCGGCGGCGGTTACATCCGGATCAATAACTCAAATGAAAATACCGTTCAATCTAGGGACGGACGAATTGTATTTTGATAATGATTTAATCGCGTTACATCTTCACAATATAAACTTTGAAGAATTCAAAATACAACGTTTCACGGGCGGTTCTTTTGTTGATTACGGAACATTTAATTCAAGTTCGGGAATGTCGCATGCATGCACGATTAGAGGCAAAACGCTAGCCCCTAACACCGCCGGATCTAGCACAAATAATAATTATTATTTCTTCAATGAATTGAAAGATAATATAGCTAAAATTACGACTACATCGGGCACAGAATACAAAAGAATAGTATCAAATAGTGAAGGTGTATACGGAACAAGTCAATCAAAACCGTGTATTATTACCCTTGAATCGGAGTTATCAACCGGTGATTTGACGGGCACAGTTCAAATTTTATCTAAAGACGTAGTTGTATTAATTAATTTAAATCAAATATCCGGGGCGAATACAATTCAAAAATTTGCTATTCAAATATCGACACAAGAGACAATAGATAATTATTTTCAAATTGGGGCGATCAATATCGGGGCTGTAGCTATTACAGGTCAGCAATACAGCAAAGGAAGAAGGATAACGATAGAAGCCGGCTCAATTCAAAATGTACAAAATGATAGAACCATTTACAGCCGAAATGTAGCCCCCGATCAAAGAACAGTACAAATATCATGGTCGGACGGGGTCGATATTTCTACGCTATACAATTCAAATCCAGACCCTGACTTTTTTGGCGCGTCTAACGCGGGTTCACCCGAACCCGTATCTGTATTCAAAGACGCCCCGTATCTTATAGAAGGCCTTTTACGCGAGGTTAAAGGCTCTAACCGCCCCCTTGTATATCTCCCATCAATTGAAACAGGTTTTAGCACAAAAGTCTTGAATCGGCGTCATGAATTCATGTATTGTTATCTTGATTCAGAGGTCCAAATTGAATCCGTTACAGGGGATGAATTGGTTGGCAATGGACAAGGCGAAGTGATGAGAATAGCAAATATTGATTTTGTGGAAATAGTATAATGAAACCTATTGCAAGCCAAATAAAGGGTAAAACGCCGATATTCTTGCTTCGCGTAGAATGGATCGGGCGTGAATACCTTCTATCGACAAAACCAATTGTATTATCATCAAATCGGGGTGATTTGTTGTTTACGGGCGGATTGGTAGAAGACCCCGATATCTTATTTGATTTGGGTGATTTGGGCTTTAATGTAAACAGTAATAGTACGGCAATAGCGGCGATCTTTAACGGTGTAAACGTCGTTAAAGAGATTTTGCGAGGAAACACAATACAAAACAACAAAGCGGCGGTTTATTACGTCTTTGAGGACGATAAAACAGTACAATCATTTGATAATGCAACCTTGATTTTGTCAGGATTGATAAAACAGCCCGTAACGGGTCATATTGATCAGCCGATCGGATACGTTGAATTCAGTATAGAAGCCCCCTCTTTTAACGGTGATTTGTATTCATTTGTATCCAATTCAACCGGTGCAATTCGGCCCCTGACATACTCTACGCTATCAAATCCATCTTCTAGCCCGTTTTCGGCTGAGTTTTATTTGGGTACGTTTTTAATTGAAGTCCCTGAATCACATCTAGGAAAGAAGGCCCCGATCGTATTTGGGGCCGGTGGTAACGCCATAAATGATAACGGGGGCGCGTTTCGGTATCCCTTTAGCCCGTGTTACTGTCTAGCTGTAGAAACAACAAGTCAAAATCAAGTTTATTTAGTTATTGCTAGTCATTTTGTAGAAGCAAATCAAACGCGTATATTTGATAAACACGGCGAATTTGTAGATAGCCCGATTCAGCATTGGGTACGTCGTGACGGGGCTATTTTTGCGTACGTTACATTCAACTTGAAGTCGGGCGGGGTTAATCGATTGAATAACATTGTAGAGGATTCAGGGGCCGAATACTATAGTTCTTTCGCCGCCGATCGGGGTGGGTTGTTATCAAGTACAAAAGCGACGTACATATCGGGCGGGGGTGAACTGTGCTTAGAGTTTTTAAAATTGGGTTCGGCTGAAATTGATTTTGCTGAGTGGGTATCTGTAGAGCCTATTTTGAATAAGTATAAATTTGCGGGCTATATCAATCAAGACGAAATAACACCAATTGAATTCTTAGAAAACGAGATCATTCCATTTTTACCAATATCAGTTATTCACGGGGCCGACGGGCTGAAACCAGTATTGAATTTTTTGCATGAAGGCGCGGCCCTATTGGTCAAATATGAAATCAATTCAGATAGCGATTTTCTACAAAATGGACCGGTCCAAACCATCACCGACTCAGCCGATATAATCAATGAATACACGCTAGATTATCAATTTGACGCCCTGAAAAGTAAATACATTTCAACGATGAGAATCGGTAACTTTAACGATAACTATCAAGATCAATTCACAAATTTGTACGCCAAATTATCACAACAAAAATACGGCCGAAATCAACTAGAAGAAGAAAGCAATTGTATTCATGACATGAATACGGCGGCGTTAGTTTGTAAAGATAGAATCCGCTTGAATGGGGGCGTATTGCGGTCTGTAGAATATGTTACAAATGTTAAATATGGATACATAGAAATTGGTGATATAATCCTTTTAAATGATACAAATTTATTTGACAAGCCCCAAAAAGTTCAGGTCATACGAAAACAATTCAAGTCGACAAATTGGCTGTTTACGGTCAAAATAGAAGACAATTTAATTAATACGTTTATCAGTTGAGTTATAGATATGGATAGAAGAGAATATAGCGAATTACCGCCGGAGTTAGTCAAAGTTAAAGAAGCTGGTTTTAAAATCTTTGAAGACGGTGATTATGATTTAAACATTGTCGGTTTTCGTAAGATGAACGATGAATCGGGCTTCAATCAATTCAATGATACAATTGCAATTTGCTATAAACTCAATTCAAATTGGATAGTCGAAAAAGGCGCAGCAACGACAGATCCGGGGCGATACTGGTTAACAAAACCAGATTATAAACCGTGCGCAATTATGAAACATGACGAACAATATCGGGGCGTCTATAAAATTGGTTTGCACCGCGGAAAGTATGAGGCTTTAACGCAATGTAATAAAATCAAATTTTGGCGCGATGGTAACAAAGATGAACATTTAGACTATTCCGGCAAGGTTTACAATGATATAATTGGTTTGAATATACATAAATCGTCTAGCAAAGAAGGCGGATCTTTATACGTAAACAAATATTCGGCGGGTTGTCAGGTTTGGCAAGATCCGTTAGACCATGAAAGAATGATTCAATTATGCAAAAAACAGGTTAATAATCTAGGGTATCATACATTTTCGTATACCCTTTTAAAAGAGGTTTAACTATGGAAGCAATGACACAGCAGGTTATGATGGACCTGTTCACAAATACGCCCTTCGTGGGCTTCTTGATTTGGCAATATGTACAGCAAAGAAAGGATTATAAAGAACAAGAAACAAAGATGGACAAACTACGGTTAGAAGCCATTGAAAGAGAAGAGAAGATCAGAGACCGATTCGAAAAGGTGATTAAGGATTTGAATACGGACAAAGATCAATTGGTTCAGGGGCTAGAAACACGCCTTAAGGACGTTGAAACAAAGATAGATAGATTTGAGGCACAAATACGTAAATTGTTTTCAATTGTATCAAAAACTCAAGAAATGCTAAAAGCAAAAACACGATGAGCGAAGACGAAATTAATACAATTTTGCTCGTTATGGCGTTATTTTTGCTTTTAATGATAATTGAAAGGATTGTTTAAAACAATTTTAATTGCTTTTTGTGCTCTTCTAGCCGTTGTACGGCGGCTTTATAATAGTCTTCGTCTATCTCAAAAGCCGTCAAATCATAATTCATATCATGACAAGCTATAGCAGATGAACCCGACCCCAAATGCGTATCTAGTATCTTGTAGCCCTCTTTAGCATAGTTGTATAGGCAAAAGTGATAAAGAGGTACGGGTTTTTGTGTAGGGTGAAATCTATTTACTTGTTCCCTTCTCAAAAACCCCGCCCAAAGATAATCGAATTTTTTAATTGAATTGGTATGGCTAACGTACGCCAATTCGCCATCTGAATAAGTCGGCATTTGGGTTTTTTTATCCCAAAAAATCCAGCCCCCCGACGGTTCTAGTAGATCCGCGTAATAATTACCGCCCCATATAATTTGTTTTCGGCTGACACGTTTTAATTCATCAAAATACTCTTTATCGGGTCTACTGTTATCCCATTCACTGATTTTATAATTCTTCTTTTTGTCATCGTTAAATGATTTCCATTTATAGTTTGCTTTTTGCGCTCTTTGGCGCGTCATGTGTTGTTTTCCTTCATTGATGCCGTAAGGCGGGTCGACGATCGCCAAATCAAATTCGTTATCCTTCATGGCCTTCATAGCCGTTAAACAATCTTCATTAAAGATCTGAATATTTGCTTTTTTCATTGTTTTCAATCCTGTTTATAGTTGTAGTTAAATAAACCTTGTTTTAATTGCCCGTTTTGCTTTGAGTGAAGCCCCTTTAAACGCGCTGAACCCGCGTAAATAGTTAAACAACCGCTTAGCGTCTTTGCAATCCTTTAAAGCCGAATGTCCGCCCCTTTTATCCCATTCCAAAAAATCCCTTATTGCATCTAGTGATAAAGAATTCAATCCTAACGGATACAAATGTTCATATGCTAGGGTTACAGTATCGATACGGCGGCGTTTCAAGCCAAAATACCGACCCTCTCTTGTATAGGCCTCTTCTAAAAATTCGATGTCAAATGATACATTGTGACCCGCTAATGTACAATCTTTGAGTAAGGGCGAGATTTCAAAAATCAATTGTTTATGTGATACGGCATCTTGCCATAATTGCGGATCATATCCATTCAATTTCAACGCAAAAGAATCGGCGTGTTCTATCATTTCAGGCCGTACTTTCTTGTGATACTTGAAGTCATGACCTATTAAAGCAATTTCAATTATTTCATGATATGCGGGGTTTAAACCGGTTGTTTCGATGTCGATAAATACTAGATTATTCATTGTTCATTTTGTCCTTTCTTGTTTTGATTTTAACGCCGTCTTCAATATGTTCTTTCAAGCGCCTTAGATAGTGTTCTATTGATAGATTACTATTCTTTGTCATGAATTCAGCGACTTTAAAATAGTTATTCAAACGTATGTAGTGATTATTTGAATACATTATCATTTTGATCAAATCCATAGATAAATCAGCTTCTTTCGATAGTTTTTGGTAACTAATTCTTCTTTCATTTAAAAAGCCCTGTAGATACTCTCCAA